GCAACGGCATTGGCTTCGATCTTGGCGCGCGCCAGTTCCGTGTTCACGGCGTCCCGCAGGCTGCTTATCGTCTTTTTCCCCTTCATCACGCCGGCAAAGTCCGCCGCAATGACGGGCATGTAGGGCTTGCCCAAGCGGGTATTCAGGGCGGTGACGTGCTGGGCGAAGGCATTGACACCACCTTGCCGGATTTCATCGCGGATCGTCTCTTTCCGGGCCTTGACCAGCTTTTCCAGGGTCAGCCGGGTAGTTCGGGCCAGATCGCTGTACATGCTCACAGTCCGCCGCATGTCGTCGATGCTGGCGGTCTGCGCCAGGGCTGATTTCTCGGCGGCTTCCAGCGTGTCCTGTGCGATCTGCAGGGTCTTTACCGCGGCTTCGGCGTTGGCAAAGGCTTGGTCGTCGGACGGGTTCTTGTCGATACCCTCGATAAAGGCTTTCAGCTTCTCGCCGAACAGGTCAAGATTCGATTTCAGGGCGATGGAGCCGTTGACCTGGATGGACAGGGCGGGTAGGGCCAGCACCGGTTCCGCCAAGGTTGGCGGCAGGACTTCGACGTGCCGGTAGTTCGCCAGATCCTCGTCAAACTGTGCCCATCCAGCCATCAGGGTTTTCGCGCGACCCGGAATCGGCAGGTACTGCATGTCCACCAGTTTGTCTGCGGTGCCGTCTGACACCACAAATATCACGCTCTGCAGCCCGCCGATCAGGATTTGCTGCTCCAGTTGCCAGTAGTAGGCTGGCGGCAAGTCCTTGGCACGCACGGCTGCGGCCAGTTCCTCGTTCCACAGTTTGTGTTCAAACCCGGCTTCCCCGTCCATCGTCAGGCCGTCGTAGCTGGCCAGCAGGTAGCCGGCATCGTCCGTTGCGGTAGCTGGGTACAGTTCTTCACCCATCTTTGCTTCGACGATGGCGCGCGCCGCGGCTTCGGCCGCATGGCCGGCGTCGAATCGCGCTTGCGTAGCGGCATCGACTTCCGGAATGTCTCCAGTGGACTTCTGGCGCAGCAATTCGTCGCGCGTCATGTACTTGCTGACGCCCATCATGGCCGGCGCTTCGGATGCGCAGCGGTGTTTTGCTCTGGCCGCGAGCCAGTCCGGCGACCCTTGCGTTACGTTGAGAATTTTCATGTCAGTCCTTTCTTGATTTGATCGCGTCGCCTGCCGCAGTGATTTCCTTGTTTGCCAGCGCCCGGTTCTCGTCGCTCATTTCCGGAAGAAGGATCCGCGCGTCGTCCAGCCGCAGAAAAGCCGTTTCACGGTCTGTGATGGCAATAGCCGCAGCACAGATGCGCTTCACGTCGTCCAGCAGGGATGTGGTTTCCCCTGTTTCTTTGTTGACGCCGGGCTTGAGTGCCTTGATTGCCGCTACCTGCGCTTCGGTCATGGCGTATTTGGACTGCACCATGCCGATAATTTCTTCCGGCGTGCGTTTGCCCTTCTCAACGGATTTCCGCCATGCCGCCATGTTGGAATCAAAACCCGCCTGCGAGTAGGCGGGAAGGGTGGCTGTCTCGCGCTTCGCCTGGCTCTGGCCGAAGGTCTGCTCCGGAGTCGTGTCGCCTTCCTTGATCGCGGTGATCAGCCCACGCAAGATCACCAGATGCTCAAGGGTAATGTCCTCGATGCCAGTGACTTCCAGTTTGGCAAACAACTGCGCCTCGCTGACGCCCAGGGCTTGAAATGCCTTGAGCGCCTCGGCGCGGCGGTTTGCCAGCGTTTTGAAGTCGCCCATGACGGTTTGCCGTGCGGCTTGGTACATGTCGTCCCAAAAGGCTTTCGGCACACCCTTGAGAATCGCGTTACGCAGCGCCACGGAACACGCGGCATTTGCGGTGACGCCGATCATGTCCACGTTGTAACGCTTGCCCTTGCTGTCCGTGATGCGGCGCTGGACTTCGTAGGTGATGGCGACGTTGCGCTCCAGGTCGTGAAATACGCCTTGCGCGGTCACAAATTCACCCTGATCGCTGATCGTCCTGGCGCCGGCCCGACAGTTGCCCCATGCGGAAGCGATGACTTCGGCAAACCGCGCGCTCGGCCCCTCAATGGTTTTGTTGCCACGCGGCAGAGCGTAGATGCAGGACTCGGCAACGCGCTCGTTCAGCGTGACCATCTGCAAGCTCTCGTCACGGAACCGCTTGAGTGAGCGCGGGTATTTGTGGGCAGTAGCGATCTGCATGTCGATCTCGCCCTTGTTCAGCATGCCAACCATTCCAGATTCCGCAACCATCTGGCCTTCAACTACGCGGCCTTCAATTCCGTCGTTCATAAACCCTCCTGTTATTGACCGCGTGAAGATGCGTCGCGGCAGGTCTGACAAAACAATCCGGTCCCGCAGTGCTTGGCAAGGCAGGACGGGCATACGTTTTCCACTGGCGGGCGATAGGTAAATCCTTGCTCGGCTTCACGGTTCTCGCGGGCGATGGCGTTGTTGGCTTCGGTGGTGGTCATCAAAACCTCCAGACCGTGCGGATGCAGTGTTTGACCTTGATGCCGTCGATCACTTCGATGCGGCAGGCGGGCGCGCCGGTGGTGATGGCTTCCAACACCAAGGCACGGGCGTCACGTATCAGCGGCCAGTACTGAATGACGCCCAGCACGAAAACCACGGCAAACGTGATCAGCGCGCCCCCGATGACAGCAACAACCCACTGCTTGAGCGTTGGCGCGCGATCCGGCAGCAGTTCGCCTGGCGTGTAGCTTTCCGGCAGACCGGGATGGTCTATTGGGAGTTTCATGCGACGTTCTCCACGGTGAGTTGCTGGCAGAATTGAGCGATGAGGATCGCGGCAGCGTTCGGCGGACTGACGCTGTTCCCGCACATGCGGATCTGCGCGGTCTTGGTGACGGGCTTGCCGCCGGCGAAGTCGATCCTGTAGGTGGTCGGGAAACCCTGCGCCGTGAACAGTTCGCGCGGCAGCAGCATGCGCATGCCGATGTCGGCGATCTGGTAGGTCGTGCCCAGCACCGTCACCAAGCCGAAGCAGTCCTTGGTGCGGATGGTGTGCAGGGGCTCGGTCAGGCGCGGGTCCTGGTCGGTGCCGTAGTACTTGGTCAGGAACGCCCGGACTTCGGCGATGTGGGTGCCGCCGCCGGTCACCGTGGGCATCGGCTGGTCAACGGGCTGGCCGTCCCTGCAGGTGCCGCGCAACTTGATCAGGTTGGACGTGACGAGGTTCAGCTGCGTGCCGCGCCCGGTGATCGTCGGTAGCGGCTCGTCTGCGCCGGCTGCTTTTTTGCCGGCCCACTGGTCGCCGTAGTGCTTGGCGAGGAAGGCCGACACCAGCGCGAACTTGCCGCCGCCGGCGACCACGGTGCCCAGCGGCTTGTCGATGCCCGGCACCCTCGGCTGCTGGCCGGGCGCTTCGCCGTAGCCCATCTGGATCAGGGTCGGCGATACCAGTAGGTGTTCGTTCTTGCTGGTGATCGTGGTCAGCGGGTCGCGGGCGTCATTCGCATACTTGCCGTTGCCGCCGGTCTGGCCGATGCGGGCCAGGTAGGGTGCCACTACAGAGAAATCGGGTGAAGCGGTTACGGTCGGCAGCGGCTCAGCGATCGAGTGTTCACCACGTCCGCGCTTTTTGCCGTTCTTGTCACGCTCGCCGTGTGCGGTGCGCGCCAGATATGGCGTAACCAGCGCCATTTCGCCACGCTGCGCGCCGGTGACTGTCCGCAGGGGTTCATCAATGCCGTGCGTCCGGGCGTCGCCTTGGTGTGTCGTCGGCACGATGAACGGGTCCGCGCAGTTGATGACGTACCGGAACATGCCGCGCGCGATCCGGCGCTGGGTGTTCTCGGCCAGCGGCTTTTTCCTCTCGAAGATGGACGGGCAGGGCACGGACCAGTCGATGCACTCCGCGGCGGTGCGGTAGGGCAGCAGGCCGGGGCCGTGTGTTTTCTCGGGCCAGGTGATCGGCTGTCCGTCGCAGCGCGCGACGAGGAACAGGCGCTTGCGGATCGTCGGCGCGCCGTAGTCGCTGGCGCGCATGACCTGCCAGTCCACGGTGTAGCCGAGGTTCGAGAGTTGCTTGACGAAGCGGCGGAAGGTCATGCCTTTGCGGATGCGGCAGGGCATGTTGTCGTCGGTCAGCGGTCCCCAGTCGGCGAATTCCTCGACGTTCTCGAGGACGATGACGCGCGGCTTGTTCGGCCCCAGTGCCTTCGCCCAGCGGCAGGCAATCCACGCCAGCCCGCGGATTTTCTTCTCCACGGGCTTGCCGCCCTTGGCCTTCGAGAAGTGCTTGCAGTCCGGCGAGAGCCAGAACAACCCGACACGGCGACCGCCGCAGGCTTTCACGGGGTCCACCGCCCACACGTCCTCGCAGAAGTGACGGGTGCCCGGATGGTTCTCGCGGTGTAGCGCGATCGCTTCGGCGTCGTGGTTGATGGCGATGTCCGGGCTGCGGCCGAACGTCATTTCCATGCCCATGCTGGCGCCGCCGCCGCCGGCGAAGCTGTCGATGATCAGTTCGTCGGGCTCGAGGCCGACGCGGATGGCGGGCGCTCTCATGCCGCCTCCGCGTGCTTGTCGTTCGGCAGTGCGCCGGGGTAATGCTTCGCCAAAATCCGGTTCATCTTGTCGACCAGATCAGGGCGCTTGAATGTCAGGTGTCCGTTGCCGTTCAGGAACCAGCGCAGGTGGAAGTAGGGGCCGTCGACAAAATCTTCTTTCCGGCTGTCGGCCCCGGAAATTTGGCTCCACATACCGTTGCGGTGGTCAGGCTCCGGCTTGCCATCCAACACCGAGAACACACGCACCAGGTCATCCAACGCGTCTGTGCCGCCGTGGTTCAGGTAGCCGAAATTCTTGGGGCATCCCCACTTATGGCCGGATCTGGTGACGTAGCCACGGATCCCGCGCATGACGATGCGCTTGCCGAAGGCAAAGGGCCGGTTGGTCTTGTAGTCCCAAGACAGATATTTGAACACAGCAATAACGCCGCGCTCGAACATATCTATGCGTGAGCTGTGCAGCATGCGGAAGGTTGCGCTGATGTTTGGGAAAGTGAATTCCGGGAAATCGTTTTTTTGGATGGCCTTGTTCCAATCCTCGCGCGCTCGAGCGTCCATAAAGGTGCGCAGGCCTGACTCGTTCATCATGTGCTGCCACGCGAACCGGTCGACTAACTTGCCGATTTCAGTCATGACTTCCGCGGCCCGGTCGTCATCCAGTAGTCCGGCGCGCAGGCTGTAGGGGTTTTCGTCGATTTTCAACCGAGGAAAACCAATGTGCGCGGCGTCGGCTATGCTGCGCGCTTCGCGCAAAAGACCGAGCGCATTTTCGACGCGCTGCAGAACGGCAGCGCGCTGGTTCAGCATGTTGTCGATGCTGACACTCTTGACGACGGCGCCGACGTCGGACAGGTCGCTCATTTTCCGGCCCTCCGCGCTTTCTTCGCCGCCTTGTCGAGCTCCACCTGTTGACGCACGGCCATGTCATAAACAGCGGGCAGCGCAATGTCGTAGCTGCGCCTGGTTCCTTTCTGGCGCACGGTGATGTAGTCGCAGTGCGGCGGGATGGTCAGGACGATCTGACGGCCGCGGTGGGGCAGGGCGGTGACGCGCTTGACGGTGCGGGTTGGGGTATTCATCAGAAATTCCCCGCATTCAGGACGCGAACGCGATGCGCCCCTACCCGCAGGTTGCGCGGGTTGCTGGTGTCAACCGCTGTGCCGCGCGGATATTCGTCTTTGGCGATCATCTGCGCGTATTCGAGTGCCGCCTGCTCGGCGTCACGGATCGGGTGATGTTCGCAGCGCTCTTCGAGGCGCCGGCCGTTGTAGATGCGGATTTCGCCGACCCTCATTTCGCACCGCCCTTCAGCACCACGTAATGCGGTGTGGGCTCTTTGCAGAACGAGCAGTTGACGAAACCGTAATGCTGGTTGCCGCACTTGCGGCAGGTGAGTAGCGGTGGACTGGTGTCTTTCATGGTTTCCTCCGTGAGTTCGGAGAAAGATTAGCACCGCTAATAAATCATGTCAACAGCAGTGCTGATATTGCAACATAAAAAAAACCGGTCCGTGAACCGGGAGACTATTTCGGCACTTAACTGGCCGAAAGGCCTGGGTTTTGCAACCCGGCGAACCGTAGGGGTTTACCGTGCCCTCTCTATCCTGCTGTGACGGGCCTTTTCTTCTTCGCCGGGGTGGCCGCAGGCCCGGGCTGGGGTATTTTAAGGTGCGTTAGTTTGTCATCCGAAATAGCCGGCAAAGAAAGCAGTAGCGCCGCCTCAAATCGCATTTTCCCTTGTTGGTCGAGTTTGTCGTAGCGTTGGGCCCAATCCAAGGCGTCCATGCTGAGCTCGCTGGTCAGCTCAGCCAGGTCTGGCCGAATGTCTGTGGGCTTGACCTTCAGGATCTTGGCGAACTTCAGGGCGGCAGCAATCCGGAGCGGCACTGCGCCGTTCAGGTATTGGCTGACCGCGCTTTGTGTTTGAAATTCCATCTTCTCCGCAGCAGAGGCCTGGGTCAGCCCCAGCTCCCGATATTTTCTATCCCATATCTCACGGAGATTTTTCGCGGCCTGCCTGTCGGCTGGAGTGAACTTCCGGTTCGTAGTTTTTCCCATAGCAGCGATTGTGTGAATGCGGCCGTTGAGGCGCAAACAGCACTGCTGTTGCTTTTCGGAAACAGCACTGCTAATATTTGGCGACATGGAACTAGCCGACTACCTTGAAAAACACGACGTCTCCCAAAAGAAATTTGCTGGGCTCGTCGGTGTTACGCAATCCATGGTTTCGCAGTGGATCAACGGCGTGCGGCCCATCGCCGCCGAAAAGGTCATCCCCATAGAGGGCGCCACGAAGGGGAGGGTTTCGCGCCACGAACTACGCCCTGATATATACCCGCGAAAACTCAATCCTCCCGCGAAAACTTGAGTACGATGCCCGCCATATCTCTCAGCATGACGCGCTCCCTCGGTGTGAGTAGCCGAAAGGCGCTGAGCATTTCCTCCTCGGTGTATACCGCGGCATGGAAGCGTTGCATGACACCTTCGCCGGTCGCAAGCCAATGTGCCCTGACTGACAGAAGGGCGGCTGCAATCACCAGGTTCTTCCCCGACATACAAACCACTGGGGATTCGAGCCATTTTTCTACAGTCGTTCTGGATATCCCCATTTTTTTGGCGAATCGAGCAGGGTCCGTAAAGCCAGCCGCCAGCATTGCGTCCTTGAGGCGAGAGCCAAAAAACATAATTTTCCCTCCCGTGAAACGCATTTTCACGGGGAAGCGGCGTGACTGTCACCGGCTGGCAACAAAAGTTGCAGGCCAGATCATTAAAAGTGTGTGTTTTTTCACCAATTCCATTGGGTGCATTGTGGACATCAGTGATTATGCGGCGCGTCAACGACCGGCGTTTGCGGTTATCTGAGTTGGCCATGTTTCCTCGCCAATTCCAGAAAACCCCGCAGGAAAACACTGATATGGCGGGGGCCCATGGCCGGTAAAACCGCATTATTTTCCCGCTCCGGATCCTCACACCCGCTGGGCAAGTGTGATGAACGGCTGGATATCCCGGTGCCATCCGCTTTCAAGGAACAGCTTACCGCCGTCGCCACCATGAACGGTAAGACTGCCGCGGAGTTCGCGCGGGACGCATTGGAAAAAATAGTTGCCGGTGAATTCGTTTTCATGCGCCGCAGGATGAACGGCGGCAGCGATCCTGGCGATGGGAACAATATCCGATGAATCGCGGAATGGCGTTTTTAACCGCACCTCATTCAGCAATGCTGCTGCCTATCGTCCCCACTATATCTGTGCGCCAGTTCACTTTCGGTACGTTTCCGCACATATGGCGCTTGGAATGAGCGTCCACGTCACATCAATCATCTGGCGGCATTACCCCAATCGTGGCGAACTGCTCACGGCGCTGGCGCTCGCCGACATCGCCGACGATCGCGGGTATTGCATCTACGCCGACACGTCGATCGAGATAATCGCCGACAAGACGCTGCAGTCCCCGCGGTCTGTCCAGTATCACCTGCAGGCCATGAAGGCGATCGGCTGGCTGGTGGTGGTGGGGAATGAAACCGGCGGGCGCGGGCTTGCAACCCAATACCGAATTCCTGTCGATCTGGTGCCGCTCGGTGGCGCGGCACAAAGGGTGCAAGATTTGCGCCCTTACGAAAACCGGCAGACGACGCTGGACGGTAATGCACAAGATGTTGTGGATTCTGCTTTAAAAAGGGCGCAAACGGTGCACCCTTCCTCGGATGCTGGAAAGGGTGCAGATCCTGCAGTAAAGGGTGCAATCCACGACGCTAAAGGGTGCAATCTGGAACAACCCCTAACTAGGGGTACATCTGTACATAAAAAGCACGTTACCCCGGCTGGCGCCGCGCCTCCAGGCGCTTTGCCCGTTTTCCTCGAAATCCCGCTTGTCGCCAAAGGCCAGACCCACGCCATCACCGAAGCCAAGGTCGCGGAGTGGCAGGAATCCTACCCCGGCATCGACGTCAAGCAGTCCCTGCGCACCATCCGGCAGTGGAACATCGACAACCCAGCAAACCGCAAGACAGCGCGCGGCATCGAGGCGCATATCTCACGCTGGCTGGCCAAAGATCAAAACAGCGCCCGGCCAGGACAGGTGCCGGCAGCCAAAAAACCGGAACCATTAACCTGCAAGACCCGCGATCCGCGCGGCGAAGTTTGCAGTATGCCGGCCAAGAAGCGACCAGGCGACATCGACGAGTGTGACGGCTGTTTTGAAAAACGCATCGCAGCCCGTGGCATGCCGAAGGATGTTCGGGAAAGGCTTGGACTTGAAAAGCGGACGCCGGCATGACCGCCATCGCCAAACGCCAGATCGACATTGAATCCCAACGGCAGGAAAAGCGCGACCGCATGCGCGCCGCCATGCCGTTTTGTACCGCGGTCTACGAGGACATGCGCCAGCACTTCGGTGAACTGGACTATTTCATTGCAGAGGAGAACGGCCATGCAATCAACATCGGAACCGGAAGTCCTGTCACCGGGGTTGCCGTCAGGCCCACAGAGCGGGTTGCCACCGTTGAACCAGGCACGCGAAGCCGCAGAGCGTGGGATGACGCAGGCGCTGGAGAAGGCCGAACGCCAGTTGCCGGAGTGGGGGATGCGCGCGCTCGACTTCTTGAGGCGGTACGCAGCCCAAGAGCCGCGCTTTACCGCGTTCATGGTGGTGGCGAAGGCGGAACTGGATAAGACATTCCCGGCGCCGGCAAATGATAAGGCGTGGGGTCGGGTGTTCCAGGTGGCTGCGCACAATGGCGTCATCAGGAATTCTGGTAGTTACATGCCGCACCCGAAACGCCATGCGTGCCCGGCAATCGTATGGGAAAGTCTGATCTACGACGACATCGGCGTGATCGGCGACATTCGGGAATTCGTTGCATGACCGATCTGTGCCAATTCTTCACGCCGGCATGGGTGGCCGAAGCCCTGATCGAGCGGCATTTCCCGCGGTTGGACTGCGCCGATCTGGTGCTGGAGCCGACGTGCGGCAAGGGCGCGTTCCTGCAGGCGCTGCCGCGTTCCGTGCCGGCGATTGGCGTTGAGATCGACTTGGAGATCGCCGCCCAGGCGCGCGCCGCGACAGGCCGGGAGATCATCACCGGCGACTTCCGCACGGTGCCCATCGATTTCCAGCCGACCGCGATCATCGGCAACCCGCCGTTCCGGGCCGACGTGTTCGACGAGATTCTGGACCGCAGCCATGCGCTGCTGCCCGAGGGGGCGCGGGCCGGGTTCATCCTGCCGGCCTACTTCTTCCAGACCGCGCAGCGCGTGGCGAAGTATGGCGATCGCTGGTCCCTGCTGGCGGAAATGATGCCGCGCACGGCCTTCCACTACCGCATGCGCACGCCGCTGATGTTCACGGTGTTCAGCAAGGACCGCCGGAACCTGATGATCGGCCTGGCGCTGTATCGGGAAGCCGCTGACGTGCAGAAGTTCGGCGAACCCTACCGCAGCGCCATCAACGGCATCACGGGATCCGTGTGGCGCGCGGTGTCGCGCATCGCCCTGCAGCAGTTGGGCGGCGAAGCCGACCTGCAGGACATCTACCGCGAGATTGAGCCGAACCGGCCGACGCGCACGAAGTTCTGGCGCGAGAAGATCAGGCAGGTGCTGCGGATCAACCCCGCAGACTTCATGCCGTTGGGGCGCGCGCGGTATGCGCTGGCGGGAGCGGGTGGATGATCGTGCACGTCGCGTCCATCAGTTCCGGTAAGGACAGCCAGGCCACCAGCACAATGATGCTGAAACGCTTTGGCCGTCACCGCTGCCGGTTTGTCTGCTGTGACACCGGCAACGAGGACCCCGCGGTATTCGAGCATATCGCCTACCTGGAGCGAAAGCAGGGCATTAAGGTGGACATTCTCAAGGCCGATTTCACTCAACTGATCGCGGAGCGTCGAATGTTCGTTGCCCGCGATCAGCGCGTTCGGAAAAGGCTGACCAAAAAGCGCGACAAAGACGGGAAGGTGGTCGAGCGCCGCGTTGTATGGGTGCGCCACACCAACAAGGCTAAGCGTCGGATTCTGGAAAACCTACATCCCACCGGGAATCCATTTCTTGACCTGTGTTTGTGGAAGGGCCGTTTCCCGAGTCGTAAAGCGCAGTTCTGCACCCAGGAATTGAAAACAAACCTGCTCACGGAATACCAGATGACACTGGTAGACCAGGGGCACTGCGTCGTGTCGTGGCAGGGCATCCGGCGTGACGAGTCGGCGAACCGCAAGGACGCGAAGCTACTTGAATATCTCGGCGGCAGGCTCTGGATTTACCGGCCCATTGTCGATTGGACGGCCCAGCAGACCATTGATTACATCCTGCAATCCGGACTGAAACCGAACCCGCTTTATTCAGAGGGGTTCGATCGGGTCGGCTGCATGCCCTGCATCAACTGCGGGAAGAAAGATGTCAAGAACATCGCGGCGCGCAAACCCGAGGAAATCGCGCGCATCGCCGAGTGGGAGCGGCGGGTCGGTTTGGCATCGAAGCGCGGCCAGGCATCGTTCTTCCCGGATCCTGACCGCGACGCGCATCTGGATAAGCGCGGCATCCACAAGGTCGTGCAATGGGCGCACACGTCTAGGGGGGGGCGGCAGTTCAGCCTGATACCCGAAGAAGGCGGCGGGTGTTCCAGCAGTTTCGGGTTGTGTGACGTGCCAGCGACGGAGACGGCATGACCTGGCTGAACCGCACCCACTTTGGCGATTGCAGGGATTCCATGCGGAAGATGATCGCGGCCGGCGTGCGCGTGAACTGCATCGTGACGAGTCCGCCGTACTGGGGGCTGCGGGACTATGGCACTGCGACATGGGAAGGCGGCGACGCGGCATGCGACCACAAGGGTAAGCCAGTCCGCACCACTGCCAATATCAACCGAAATACTGGCACCGGCAACGATGTGAAAAACGCATTGAAGCTGCAGTTTTTCAAGGAATTTTGCGGTCTATGCGGTGCGCTTCGTGTTGATTCCCAGATTGGCCTTGAAAACACCCCGGAGGAATATGTTGAACACCTGGTCGAAGTGTTCAGCTTGGCGCGCGGACTATTGACTGACGACGGTGTGCTTTGGTTGAACCTCGGTGACTCATACGCCAATGATAGTAAATGGGGTGGGGCCACAGGCGGGAAGCATGCTGCTGCTCTGCATGGAACCAATGTTGGCCGCGGTCGGCGCACTTCTGGCCTGAAAAGCAAAGACCTCTGCGAAATCCCCTCCGATGTGGTGCGCGCGCTGCGCGCGGATGGCTGGTGGTTGCGTTCGCGCATGCCGTGGGTGAAGCGCAACGGGATGCCTGAGAGCGCCACAGACCGGCCGGCAAACTCGGTGGAATACGTGTTCCTGCTGACCAAATCGGAACAGTGCTTTTACGACAATTTTGCCGTGAAGATGCCGCAGGCAGAGCATGAGCGCACGCGCCGTCTGGCTGAACAGGAACGCGGGCTGACCACGAAATATCAATTGCGGCGCGATAGCCCGCACGGCCAGCACGCGCCTGGCGCCACGGGTTGCGCGCGATCGGTTGAAGCACGGCAGGCGCTGGCGCAATCAGGTGTGCGCAACTGGCGTACCGGTGACGGCTTTCTATCGACATGGCAAGGCATGGCCACCGATGACGGCGGCGACCCGATGGCCTTTGTCGTCAACACCAGGCCATACAAAGGTGCGCACTTCGCCGCATTTCCGCCGTTGCTGATCGAGCCGTGCATATTGGCGGGCACGTCGGCGCACGGGCATTGCCAGGACTGCGGTGCTGGCTGGGAGCGCGTCCTTGAAAAAGGTGCGGCCGACTTGGCGCATCAGCAGGCTTGTGGCGGCGATGCCCAGGGCGAATACCACGGTGATGCGGTAAAGGAATACGCCGGCACTGGCGCGCAGAACGCATCGGCCGTGAAAGCCCGGATTCTCCAAGGTATGCGCCAGACCAGCACTGTTGGCTGGCGGCCGACATGTATCTGTTACCCGCGCGCTGATGAGTGGGTCGATATCCCGAAACCGAAGAATCCAGAGTCACCGACCGATTCTGAATTACTCGAAATCGAACGCATCAAGGCGTTGCGCACGGAACTGCTGGCGTTTTACCGACCCATGAAAGTCATAAAGGCTGTCTTGCTGGATATGTTCGGTGGATCCGGAACCACAGCCCAGGTCGCACAGCAGTTCGGCCGCGACTGGATCCTCTGCGAACTGAACCAAGACTACGAATCACTGCAGCAGGACCGGACGCGGCAGATGGGGATGGCGCTGTGAAAGAACGTGAATTGGATTTCAGGACACCGTACGAGCGCGTTGCTGACGAACGAGCGGCAGCGGCGAGCGCGGAAATTCTGGCGATGGCGGAGAGCGCACGCCGGTCTATTGGGCAGTTGACGCGCGCCGACCATTGGCGGCGTCGTGTGAAGGCTGATTTGGCGAAGAAAATTCAATCAACGACAAGGAGTTGATCATGAGCAATTTGAATATCAGCAGGTTCGGTTCGATGTGGTGCCTCCGTAGAGCCGGTGGCAAAAAGGCGATTGACACGTTCGGATTGCGGCGCGATGCAATCACTGCTGCGCGCAAACTGGCGAAGAAGGACGAGGTAATTTTTGTTCACAACCGGGCAGGGGTAGTTGTCATCCGCATCCCCGAATTGAAGCCCAAGGCTGAAATGAAAGTCGCGGCTGTGGTGCATATCAAGAGCGCGGCGAACATGACCAACAAGGGCCGGCAGGAAATCGCAGCGTGGTTGCGCAAGCAGGCTGCATACCTGGTCAGCCACGGCGCGAAGTTCTCGAACAATTACCGCGGCCGTTACTACTACGCATGAACGACCTGGCACGGATGGTGGCGCGATGAGCGCGTTCATAGACAGTCTGCCGCAAAGCATCCTTCGGGATTGGATGCAATCGGCCCTCGGTAAAAAGATTGGCGAGGGTATCGGGCGCCAGGTGTTTGTTTATGGATTGAACCCGCAGTTTGTGGTCAAGGTTGAGCAAAGCGGGTTCCAGAACATCGTCGAGCATGAATTGTGGGAAGTGGTCAAGGACACGTCGTTTAAGAAGTGGTTTGCCCCGGTAAGAGACATCAGTGGGCTTGGGACAATCCTGCTTATGGAGCGGACGTTGCCGGCACTACGGAAGGCATATCCGAAACACATGCCTCAGTTCCTCGGGGATTACAAATACTCGAACTATGGGTTACTGCGCGGCAGGCTGGTGTGCCACGACTACGGTTCCATGGTCATTGCTACCAACGGAATTAACGGTGCCATGCGCAAGGCCGATTGGTGGGGTCTGAACGATGGCAGCAGTTTCAATGATGTGGTGCAGGCGTGATGACCGAAAAAGACTTGATCTACCTGGCTGGTATTCTGGATTTCACCGGGGCTATTTCGATGTCCGAATCAAAATCGGCGAGAGTTATTCCTTTAATTCGGCTATCCAGCACCAGCCGTCAGAAGATCAACCTGATCGCTGATCTAGGACTGCCGGTTATCTCAAGGGATGGCGTACACATCTTCCAGTTATCGCATGGTCCAGCCAAGCAATTGATTGCCGAAGTCCGACCCTACCTGAGACGCAGCGGGCCCGTGGCCGAACGTATCCTTCGTTGGACGCCCGGAACGCCGGGGCGGAAAAAGACCGACAAAATTCCGTGTCCGAAACAATGCGGCAATTTGATGACGCCGGGATCAAAGACCTGTGCCGAGTGTTTCATCAAAGCCAATGCCAAGATCGAACCAAGGCCACGCAAACCGACCGCTGTAGTGTCGTTGACCGGGCAAGGCGAAACCACTCAAACGCCAACCGGTCGCATTCACAGGATGCGTGGATGAGAGCCGAATTCAAAACCCGCAGAATCCGCCTCATCGGTCCCGTGCAGGTTTCTGCCGCACAGTCATTGTTGGGCAACGTACCAATCGACCAGAAAAAACCGATTGAATGCGTGATCCGCGAGGAACCGACGATCAGATCGCTGGATCAGAACGCGCGTATGTGGGCGGGACCGCTGCGGGATATTGCGGATCAGGCATGGTTGAGTGGCCGTCAATTCAACGATGAATTGTGGCACGAACACTTTAAGAAAGAGTTTTTGCCTGACGAAAACAAACTCTCGCCCGATGAGTTGGCGCTGCGTGTCAAGGATCCCGAAAACTATCGAAAGTTTGGAGTTGACCCAGGTGGGGATCGAGTCTGCATTGGCAGCACAACGCAGCTGACCAAATTCGGATTTGGCGAATACCTGACGCAGATCGAGGCGGTAGGCGCGGAACTCGGCGTTCAATTCAGTGCGAGTCCAAACGAATGACCGCCAAAGACCACCTGCAGCGCGTGCGTGATCTCGGTTGCCTGATCTGCCAACAAATGGGATTCGGCGCGACGCCGGCCAGCGCGCACCATTGTTTCGACACAGTAGAGCGCGACGACTTTCTGACCGTTCCGCTATGCCCTGAACACCATCAAGGGAAAACCGGCTTCCACGGAATGGGGGAGCGGGCGTTCAACATGACCTACAAGACCACGGAATTGAAATTGCTGGCGCAGACATACCGGGAGTTGAATCGTGCTTAACCAACGTGAAAAACCCGGCTGCACACTTGCCCAATTAGAGGCGACCCTTGGTGTTGGACATCATCCTGATAACAGAATGAGCGGAGGCCAGATCGAGAATTTCAAAGAGGGTTGGGCAAAGGACATTATGGGCGGTGACAAGGCGCATTACTTCAAGCGCGACGGTTTCGACCGGGCAAAGTCGCTGTGTCATCTGGAGTCCGCAGTGCGCTGGCTGTACGGGCGCGGGAACTTTCCGCACTGCCAAACCTGTTTACGGGGCACCAGAAAAATGCGGATGGCCGCATGAAAGACTTGCCATACGTGACGCATTACGAAGAATTGAACACGCTGGCAGGCGATCGAGTTGTTCGTTTTCTCGTTCATCGTCACGGGCGAGCAAAGTACTGTTGTTTCACGAAACGACCCCGTGAGGAGTTGAAGAAAATCGCGCGTGGCGTTTATAAGCACATCTGGGTGGCGGCATGATTGATAGCCGCGCGATGTTCCGGGGGCTTTACGAGGCGTTACGCTGGACTTGGTACGGGTCAATTGACGCCTCGAACACAGTGAGAGGACCGGCCTGGGCGCAGTATCAGTCAATAGATAAGCGCGACCGCGACCAGGATGAAGCGCCGGCGCGGTCTAGGGATCCTGATGTTGGCGGCGTGCCGCGTGGTCTGCTGGCGGCCGGGCAGGCCGGGGCTCTAAAAGGCCATGTAGAGGCCATGTCGCAGGACGAGGCATGTCACATCATGGCCCAATTTCTCAAAGGGCGCGAGAAAGTGCTGGCGCGAAAGCATCTGCGCCGCTATGTCTCCGACTACATCGGTGCGCAAGGTAGGGATCGGCACGCCGTAAGTCTATTGTTGATTGGGTATTACGGCGCGCAGTCTATTAGCGCGCGGTCGGTGTCAAAGAAACTGGGCATCAACCGCGGGCGCGTGAACAAATTGAACCGGCGAATATTCATCACGATGGACGCGCTGGCGCACCGGGCTGAGACGGAGATTTACGACGAACTTCAAAAACGGGGGGTGGTCCTTTGATGTCGATAAATAAGCATGACAAATTGGCAGAGGCGGGGCGCAGAGGCGGCAAGGCGCGCATGGCATCCCTTGAACCAGAGGATCGTAGCGCACTGGGCACCGCTGCTGCCCATGCCCGATGGGGAAAGCCCACGGCGCAAGGTGTTGTTGATAAGATGGTGGTGGAAATTTACCGCCGCCGGCAACCGATGGCGCTGTATGAGCGGAGCGGGGCGCTGTGGTTTGCATCGCCCGACAACATCGAATCGCCACGCTGGTCGCAATACTTGGTTGGAACCTACGGGGTCGGCGTCATCGAGGATGATGTGATGGCTGACATCATGGCGCGGTAGTTTCACAAAAACTTTTTAACGCAATGAAAATAAAGGCAATTTGTGTATTGTGCTACGTGGAACATTCTCGGTTTAGGGATCGCGCAAAGACCAAGCCCGCGAGTTACTGCAAGCCTTGTCACGCCATGTATATGCGAGAAAATCGTCCTTCGTACGGTCAGTTGGATCCGGACGCCAAGAAGCGCCAGATTGCCCGCGACTATGCGCGGGTGTACCTGCGGCGCGGCAAGATTCAACGCCAGTCATGCTTGATGTGCGGGGGCGATCAGGCGGAAATGCACCACGAAGATTATTCGAAGCCTCTGGAAATCCGCTGGCTGTGCAGGCCATGTCACCTTGCAGTTCACAGTGGCGACGTTGTTGTTGAATTCGCATGCGCTGCATGAGGCTTGGCATGGCTTGGCATGAGTGAGCCACGCAAGGGTAAATATGGCAGTATTTGCAGGCGGGGTTTCTTTGCCCAAAATTCTGTAGCGCCGTTCACCAGAGAGGTTGCGATGCGCAAATAACGACAGCCGCGGGTTAGTAGAGCGGCCCTACACCTGACTCATAATCAGGAGACTCCAGTTCAAATCTGGAACCCGCTACCAAGTTTTCACCACCTGAATTGAGGCGGGGCCAGTCCTCAACATGAAGGAGAGAAAATGAAGAAACTGTTTACACTGATGTTCGTCGCGGTGCTTGCGATACTGGCTCTGCCGGCGATCGCGCAGAGTCCTGACATTCCGATCTTCACCGTGAGCCAGATCGCCTACGACGCGGCGCCGAATGCAGCGCAGACGATCAGTGCCGGCGCAGTCTGCCAGATGCCGTGCGCCGACATTGCCTACACTGTGAAATCGCAAACCATGCTGCCGGAACCCAGGGCTGTCGATGCCAGCAACACCGTCCGTTTACTCTGGAACCCCGGCGCCGAGATCGGCAATCGCAAATCGTGGCGAAGTTGATCTGACGTACCGAAAAGTTGTTGAAATAAAAGGGGCGCTGCGGCGCCCTTTTTGTTGGAATAATTTTTAGGCATCGTTCGGCGAAAGCCGATCGTGTGGCTCCGCAGCACTCAACCTGCGGACAACCCGCTTGGACCTCCTCCCCGAGTGGGCCTTGGCCCCTGCCGTAGCCAGACTACGGCGGGGGCTTTCTTTTTTAGGAACTTGATGACACCTTTTGCAGCAGATCAAACTGTCCAGCACGTCGCCGGCACCGTTGCTGCCGCATCTGGCGTTGCTGCCTGGGCGACGGTAGCCGCTGATGTCGCGCTGGCGATCTTCGGCGTGCCGCTGCCGGTGGTGCTGGCTGCTGCGACCGGCGCGGCTGGTGCCAGAACATTTGTGCCGCATGTCAGTTACGCGCGCGCCGTAATCGAGGGGTTGCTATGGGGTGCCGTCGGCGTGTTCACGGCGCAGTTCGCCCTGTGGATCGTCAGTCTATTCAGTTCAACGATTCCAACGGGCGCGCTGTCGGGTGCCGCGCTGTTGGTATCCGCCGGCGGGCAGATTTTCGTGACGCCTGAGTTCATCGAGGCCATGCGCGCCGCGATTCGCCGCCGCATTGACGGCATCGGACGGCAACCATGACGCCGGCGATCATCAACATGGTGGCGGCGGTGCTGGTGGCCGGCTTGGTGTTCGGCGCGCTGAACCGCATGGACCGGCACACAATCCATGCCATCCGCGGCGCGATCCTGATGGTGTTCATTGCCATGCTGGGCCAGGTATTCGCGCCGGTAATGAGACAGTGGGACAACGGCTGGACTGACACGCTGCTGTACGGGGCTGTGGCTGCTTTCGTGGTGGCGTCACGACGTCTGCCATCCGGGTTGCCGCCGCGGCACGCCACGGTCTGCGCCTTCGTCATCATGGGCGCAACCATGGTGCTGGTTTTATGGGTGGGGAACTTGTGATACTGACCCGCCAGCAGTTCCTGGCCATCATGCCGAACGCTCGCGTGGACAAGTTTCTGGATCCGCTGAACGCGGCCGCGGCAGAGTTCGAGATCAACACGCCGGCACGCCAGAGGCAATTCCTGCCCCAGCTCGCGCATGAGTCTGGAGAGTTCCGCTACATGCAGGAGATCGCCAATGGGTCGGCGTACGAGGGTCGTATAGACCTGGGCAACGATGAGCCTGGTGACGGCATAAAGTACAAAGGTCACGGCCCGATACAGATTACCGGCAAGAAGAACCATTTTCTGTGCGCTGACGCATTGGGTATTCCGCGCGATGAAATCTGCGACTACCTCGTTACGCCTGTCGGTGGCTGTCGGGGTGCTGCTTGGTTCTGGCGCGTCGGCGCCGGCCAGAATCTCAGCGCGCGCGCCAAGGCACACGGCATCCCGGTGGGCGTGGATCTCAACGACCTGGCGGATGCCGGCGACTTCATGGGCATCACGCTGGCGATCAACGGCGGCACCAACGGGCTGGCTGACCGGCGGCGATACCTGGCGCTGGCGGAAACCCATCTGGTGGAAGCGTGAATCCCTACCTGATCATCGGGGCGTTCGTGCTGGCCTTGGCGTCTGGTATCGCCGGGTTCATCGGTGGCGTTGACCACGAACAGGCGAAGCTGGCCAAAGGGTATGCCGCGGCGCTGATCGCCAAGGATGCCGCGATCGAGGAACAGCGGGAACTGAATGGCGTCGTGAGCGCCGCGCTCGGCAAAGAGTTTGCCGGCAGGGCGGCTGATGCAGTGGACTTTCAACGGAGACTGGCCGATGCGCGCAAACAACCTCAGAAACTGGTCACTGCCGAGTGTCCTGGAGGACATCCGACAGCAACTGGCGGAACTGCTGACGCCACGAATGCTACTGATCCTCGGATTCGGTTTACTGCTGATTTTGTCCGGCTGTGGGACGACGGCCTCAGTATCGGCGCAACCCAGGGCGAGCGTGCCGGGCGATCTGATGCAGGCGCCGCTGGGCCCGGTGTGGTTGAGCCCACGGACCTTACCGCAAACGTCGGACAAAACGCCGAACGCTGGGCCAAGTGTCGATCCCAAGTCCGGGGCTGGCAAGCCTGGGCCTGCAAGCATGGCCACGCCGCAAAGAGTGAGTGTGATGGAATGTAGTCGGATGCTGCGCATGCTCGCGGCACTGAAATGTTTGGGCGCCGGACGCGACATTCTGGTTCCTCGTCGATTTGACCCTGGACCGGAACTTTTGGCCGTAACTGACGCAAAACCAGAAAAACAGCTTGCGAGGATGGCGCACGCGCTCCCGCCGCAGGCCCGAACATACCAGAGCCCCATGGTTTCTGGTCTTGAAATCCGGTCACGCTTTCCGCGCCGGGCATAGCCAGTGTCACGCAAAACCAAAACCAAACCGCAGCCGGTGGTTTACCGACTGAATCCATGCGCACGCGCGGTGCGCTCGGCGCTGGTCATGCACTACCAGATTTACCAGAACGGCCGCGTGCCGGATTCGGTGCATAAGGCGAAAGACTACGCAAAGGCTGGCGAGGCGCTGGATGCCCACCCATGCAAGTCGTGGAGCGCCAGCATTGACGGCAAGATTATCCACAAGACGAGCGCGGTGGGAGCCACCACGTATCGATAGGTTTTTCAACTCAACGGAATACCCGGCAACGGGCTCCGGGAGAACAGCATGGCAAAAGCAAAGAAACCGCGGGCTGGCAAGCGCCAACACCCGAAGGTAAAGGCAGGAACGTCCAAGGTAGACGCAGCACAGCGTAGAGCCTTGTTTGTGAACGAATATATTGCCAATGGCGGGAACGCGACGCAGGCGGCGATCAAGGTCGGATTTAACCAGCGCAGTGCTTATGCCCGCGGTCATGAACTTGTGAAAGACCGTGAAATTCAGGAAGCCATCGAAGTCAAACGGGCCGAACTGCTGAAAATCTCTGGACTTTCGGTAGAGCGGACGCTGCGCGAAGTGGCGCGCATTGCGTATTCGGATCCGAGAAAACTGTATGACAAGGACGGGAATCTGATCCCGATTCACCAGCTTGATGATGATACGGCGGCGACCGTGGCCAGCATTAAGGTGGTTGAAATGGCTGGCGGTGCGCAGATCGGCGGCGAGGCCGGCGTTCAACACATCGCAATGCACACCAAAGAGATCAAGCACTGGGACAAGAATTCCGCGCTGGATAAGGCCATGAAACATCACGGCCTCTACGAGAAAGACAACAAGCAGGTGGCTGACGCCTTGGGCTCCCTGCTGGGTAAAGTCGATGGCGCTGTCCTCCGCCCAGCCGGCGCCGCTACTTGAGTTCGCGGATGGCCTGACGCCGGAGATTGTCGCCCAGTGGTCAGACCCGGTGTGGCGGCTGTCGCACCTGTATTACATCCGGGACGAGCATGGCAACAAGGTGTTGTTTGTCCCGAATGAGGCGCAGCGTCAGTTCATCAAGGAATTCTGGTTCCTGAACATCATCCTGAAATCGCGGCAACGCGGGTTCACGACGCTCATTGACCTGTTGGCGCTGGATACCTGCCTGTTCCGGTCGCACACGGCGGCCGGCATCATCGCGGACAACCGCGAGAACGCCGAAGTGATCTTCGACGACAAGGTGAAGTTTGCCTACGACAACCTGCCCGATGAATTGAGGGGGCGGGTGCCGGCCAGGAACGACAACGCCCGGGAATTGACGTTCGGCAACGGCAGTTCGATTCGCGTGGGCACGTCAATGCGGTCCCGGACGCTGCAGTTTTTGCATGTCTCAGAGTTCGGGAAGATCAGCAAGAACTACCCGAAGAAGGCGCGCGAGATTGTCACAGGCTCGTTCAACGCCGTGCACAAGGGCGAGTTGATCTTCGTGGAGTCCACGGCCGAAGGGCGGGGCGGCGAGTTCTATGACTTGTGCAAGGCGGCGCAGGACTTGCAGCGGATCAAGCGCCCGCTGACAAAGCAAAGCTGGAAGTTCCATTTTTACCCGTGGTGGGACGACCCGAAGTGCGAGCTGTCGGTGGCAGAGGCGCAGCTGGTGCCGTTGCCGCAGAAGATGACCGAGTATTTTGATAGCTGCGAAAAGAAACTGCGCATCAAGATCAGTCGCGGGCGACGGGCCTGGTACACGTTGAAGTGGCAAATCCTCGGCGACGACATGAAGCGGGAGTTCCCGGCAAGCCCCGAGGAGGCCTTCGAGGCGTCCATACAGGGCGCCTACTTCGCTGACGCCTTCGTGAAAATCCGTGAGCAGGGCCGGATTACCAAGGTGCCGCATATGGTCGGCATTCTGGTGGATACCTGGTGGGACGTCGGGCTGAACGACAAGACCGCGATCTGGTTCACGCAGACGTTGGGCGCACAAATCCGGGTCATCGATTACGTCGAGGGCGCGGAATCCGGCGGCCTGCCTCACTGGGCTGATGTGTTGGCCAAGCGCAAGGAAGATCTAGGCTACCGCTACGGTCGGTTTGTCGGACCGCATGACATCCAGGTGCGCGAATGGGGTGCCGGCGGTGTGTCCAGAACAATCAGCGCGCAGCGGCTCGGCATTGAATTCGAGCGGTGCCCGCCGTTGGTGGGGAAGGGAGAGCGAGGCGGCGCGATCGATATTGCGCGTCGCGTGCTGTCCACCTGCATTTTTGATGAGGAGCGCACCGAACCGGGCGTTCTCGCACTGGAGAGTTACCGCAAAAAATGGGATCCGAACCTTGGTACATACCTCAACACACCGCTGCACGACTGGGCATCGGACGGCGCGGACGCCTTTCTGGTGATGGCCGTCATGCACGACGTCAGGGGCGGCGCGCCGTATTTTTCGCCGGTAATGCCCGCTGGGCCCGCTGCTCCGATGGGAGCGCCAGGCTCGGAAGTCGTGGCGGTAGCTGCAGGCAGGGGTGGGCCGCGCCGGTTCTGAGGATTGACGCATGCCCGCGCTGATCCGCGTCGAGTCGAACGACCAGATTGCACGGCAGGAGGCCGCGGCACTGGCGAACCCAACGCAGCCCGTGATCATCGAACTGGCGGCCCACGTCGGGACCTGTTGGCAGGCCGCCTACCAGGCCAAGCAACCGATCCAGACGCGGATGTTGAAGTGCTTGCGCCAGCGCGAGGGCATCTACGAACCCGATGTGTTGGCCGACATTCGGCGGCAGGGCGGCAGCGAGATATTCATGCTGCTGACGCAGACGAAGTGCCGAGCGGCCGAGGCGTGGATTCGGGACGTCCTGCTCATGCAGGGCGATAACCCATGGGGCATTGACCCGACGCCGATTGCGGACCTGCCGCTGCCGGCAAAGCAGGTCGTCCAGCAGCAGTTGCTGTTCGAGGCCTCGTTGCTGCAGGAGGAAATGACACGGGAGTGGTTCGAGGGCCGCGTACATTTCCTCGTCGAGCGCGCGAAGAAGCACATGCAGGAACTCGCCAAGAAGGCGGCGGCCGGCATGCAACTTCGCATCGAGGACCAGTTGAAGGAGGGCCAGTGGCGCCCAGCGTTCAGCGCGCTGCTCTACGATTTCACGACGATGCCGGCGGCGATTATGAAGGGGCCGGTCATCCGTCGCCGGAAGCGCCTGAACTGGGGCAGCAACCTCAGTGGCATGTGGAACGCTATTGTCGGCAGCAACCTGATTCAGGAATTCAACCGGGTCAGCCCGCTTGATCTCTACCCGTCGCCGGGCGCCAGGAACACGGACGACGGCTACCTGATCGAACACCACCGCATGCACCGGCGCACGTTGTCGGCGATGCGCGGCGTCCCTGGCTACGATACCGAGGCCATCAACCGCGTGCTGGAGCGCGCCAATCGCGGCGGACTCAGGGAATGGTTGTTTGGTGATCAGGAGCGCGCCGATCTCGAGGCTCGGCATCACGAAAGTTACGACCCGGAAGGCACGATTGACGCCCTGCAACTTTGGGGCAGCGTGCAGGGCAAGTGGTTGACGGAATGGGGTATGCAGGCCCGCAACATCGACCCGTACGCGGAGTATGACGTCGAGGTCTGGAAAATCGGCACGGAAGTCATCCGCGCCGTGCTGAACCCGCACCAACTGGGGAAGCGCCCGTATCACAAGGCCTGCTGGGAAGCCATGCCGGATGCGTTTTGGGGTAAGGCGCTGCCGGAAATACTGGCTGATACACAGGCCATGTGCAACGCTGCGGCGCGCGCGATTTCGAACAACATGGCGATGGCCAGTGGTCCGATGGTGGAAGTGCATACCGACCGTCTGGCCACCGGCGAGAATCCGCAGGGCATCTGGCCGTGGCGGCTCTACCAGACCAAGAGTTCGCAGTACGGCTCGAACGATCCTGCGGTGAAATTCCATCAGCCGCAGTCGAATGTGCAGGCACTGATCGCGGTATCCGATCGTTTCGAACGTCACGCTGACAACGAATCCGGCGTGCCGTCCTACAGTTACGGCGATACCCGGCAAGGTGGCGCCGGCAAGACGGCCTCGGGCCTGTCGATGCTCATGAACAACGCGGCGCGCGGCATCAAGATGGCGATCGCGGAATTGGATGAGCAGATCGTCGAGCCCAGCGTGGTCGAACTCTACAACCACAACATGCAGCACGATCCCGACCAGTCCATAAAAGGGGACCTGCAGGTTGTGGCCAGGGGCGCCGTTGCGCTGTTGGTCAAGGAGCAGCAGCAGGTGCGCAGGAACGAACTGTTGCAGACGACGGCCAACCCGATCGACATGCAGATCATGGGCCCGGACGGTCGCGCGGAACTGCTGCGCGAGAACTTCAAGGCCGCCGATATGGACGCCGACAAACTGGTGCCGTCGAACGAGGAGCGCGCGCTGGATGCGGCGGGTCAAGCCATGCGGCAACCGCAGCCCGGGGCGCCGGCGGAATTGGACCAGGCTGGAAACCGGGTTTCCGGGCAGGATGCAGCCCTTTTTAATCAGTAAAGGAGAAGCAAATGCGCCATGAACAACTGTCGGTCAACAAGCTGACGCTGAGCAACATCGAGAAAATTGTGGACGGCAACGGCGTCAAGAGCGCCGATACCGTGACGGCGGTCGACGAGGCCGGCAACGTCATTCACAAAACCACGCTGACCATCGAGGCGCTGCCGATTACCGTGGCCGACGATGCTGGTGTCGCGCAGTACGGCGGCGCCAAAATCTACGACTTCCCGCTGGGGCTGATTGGTATCCTGGGTTGCGTCGTGGACGGCGACCTGACCGGCTACGCATCGCTGATCGATACCTTCGACGGCGACGTGTCCATCGGTACCGTGACGGCAACCACGGGCGCGACGCTGGCCGGCACGGAGGCCGACATCATGCAGTCGAATGCGCTTACCCAGGCGGTCGCCGAAGTGGCCGCAGTCGCCGCCGGATCCACCGGCATGACCGTCATCAATGGCTTGGCTGGCGCGAAAGACGCCTACCTGAACTTCGTGGTGGACGACAACGTGGCGCACGGTGCCGGCACGGCGCATTTCACCGGCAAGGTCGTGATCAACTGGGTCAACCTCGGCACGCTGTCGTAACCGGAGCCTGACATGAGCCAGCACGAAAAAGCCGCGGTCACCGTTCCTGCCACCGGGGATACCGAGATTGTCGCCATCCCCAACGTCGACAAAAAGCTGCTCTGCATGCACGTCGGCGTCATCACGCAAGCCCTGGACAATTTCGACGTGCTGGGCCGCGCGCACGCCGGCGGCGAACTGCAGGACTTCACGCCGGCCAACTGGGCGGCGCTGGCGGCGGGACAGCGCATCCGCTTTGCCAGCGGCAACCTGGCGGCGCAGGCCGCGGCATCTGCGGGCTACTTCGAAATGGACATCGAGGGGCTTGTCGAGATCGTCGTGCGCGCCAGCGGCGCCGTGGACTCCGCGGTGGTGACGCCGCGCTGGTCGCTGGTGTGAGCACAGACGATAGGCGGCTGCTCCAGGCCTTCGTGGCGCTGGAGCATGACAAGGATTTCAAGGTGGTGCTGGACTGGATCACCGAGCAGCGCGACAAGGCCAGGGCCGGTGACAACATCAAGGATGACGTCGTGGTCCGCTGGAATCAGGGCCGCGCGCAGGCCGGCACGGAAATCATCGACATGGCGGCGAATGCCCGCCAGACGCTGAACAGAATGAAATAACGGCGCGAATACCGCAAGGCTCTCGCCAGAAACCGCCCGCACGGCAGACCGTCGCGGGTTTTTTATTGCCCGGAAAACCTCTCCTGGTGGCTCTGGGTGCAACGCGAATACCGCAAGGCTCGCAAACGAAAGGAATGTTATGGAAAAGCCAGCAAGTGTACGTCGGCAGGCCGAAGCATCTGAAAAACTGGTCGCCGAGATTGCAGCAGGGAAGACCGCGCAGCCGGCTCCCGCAGTGAACGAATCTCCCGCACCTGCGCCTGTAGCGCAGCCAGCGGCCCCCGTCGAACCGGCACCGGAAGCTGAACTCGCGGCAGCGAAGAAAGACGCTGACGCCTGGCGGCAACGGTACACCGTGTTGAAAGGCAAGTACGACGTGGAAGTGCCGCGGCTCACGGAGCAGTTACGGGAAGCCAACGAGAAGATCGCTGATCTCAATCAGAAACTCAGCCAGGCGCCGAAGCCTGTCCAGATTTCCGCAGAGGACCGCGAAAAACTGGTGGACAAATTCGGCGAGGACATGGTGAACATGGTGACCAAGATGGTGCAGAACGGCCTGGAGCAGGGCATTGCCCCGCTGCAGGAAAAACTCGCCACCGTTGAAACCAACGTCGAAACCACGGCCAAGGCCACGCAGAAAACCGCCACCCAGCGTTACTGGGATGAAGTGGACAACCTGCTGGCCGCCGAAGGACTGAAGTTTGATGTCGTCAACGACGACCCTGGGTTTATCGCCTGGCTGGGAGAGCAAGACGGCTTATCGGGTAAGACGCGGCTGGACTCGCTCGAAAGAGCGCAAGGTTCCAGGAACGCGAAACTCACTGCGCAGTTTTTCATCACGTACGCAAAAGGCCTTTCCAAGGACGGTGCATCGTCTCTGGAAGCACAGATCCAACCTGACCCCAGCAATGCCGCTCCGGATCCCCTGAACCCCAATAAGGGAAAAATCTGGATGCGCGCCGAGATTGACCAGTTCTACAGGGACAAGCGCGGCGGGAAGTACAGGGGCAAACAGGCAGAGGCTGATCGCATCGAGGCTGACATTTTAGCCGCGACGCGCGAAAAACGTATTCAGTAACCGCAGTCGCGGCTCCATTCCAAGGAGCCCATCATGGGTGTTCAAACTGCAGCAGGCCATCCCGTCTATGACGGTATTTACATCCCGGAAATCTGGTCCGGGAAGATCGTCGAGAAGTTCTACGACGCCACGGTGTTCGGCGAAGTCGCCAACACGGATTACGAGGGTGAAATCAAGGGTCACGGATCGAAGGTTCATGTCCGCACCCGCGCCGACATCATCATCCGGGATTACGAGAAAGGCATGAACCTCCAGGTTCAGCGCCCGGAATCCCCGAACGTCGAACTGAACATCGACAAAGCCCAGTACTTCAACTGCCTGGTCGACAACATCGACAAGCACCAGTCCGACATCAACCTGCTCAACGAGTGGGGCGAGGACTCCGGCTTCAAGATGAAGATCAAGGTGGATACCCGCATTTTGGGTGACATCTACGTCGACGCGGCGGCCGAAAACAAGGGCCTCACCGCCGGCAAGAAGTCCGCTTCGTTCAACCTCGGCGCCACCGGCACCCCGCTGGCTGTCGACAAGACGAACGTGCTGGACTTTCTGGTCGACCTGGGCACGGTTGCCGACGAGCAGTCCTG